GCTGAAGGTGGTAACTCAGGTACAGACAATGTATTTGGAATGCTTATCAGACATGACGCAAAACATAAAGCAAAACAGAAAAATGGTGACGCATCAACTGGTTCAAGAGTTTATGTAACACCTTAACAAAAGTTTTTTCATAGGTATTGGGAATGGATAAAAAAAAGAAAAAGATAAAGTTGATTCATGATAAATTATCTACACCTTCTAACAAATCTATTCCCTTGCCTATGAAACATAAACAAATTAAGAAGGCTGAAAAAGTAAAACAAATTTAAAAAGGCATACGCAGTTAAAAACTGCGTTACAAACATAAAGGAGTAACGTATGCCAAATTTAAGAAGTAGAAGAATAAATGGTAACCTGGCTTTTTGGTCAACACACCAAAAAAGAATTTTAGATGCCACAGGTGAAGGAGTTGTTAAATACATTGATGACTTCACTAGCTTTCCAGTAGATGACACAACTGGTGACCCAGTAGCCTGGACATCAACAATGGTTGAAGCTGGTAGTGGTAATACTACAATTGCATCTACAGACAAAAGTGGTGGTGCAGTTATAATCACTACTGCTGGAAATGAAAATGATGGTGGAAATTTTCAGTTGAATGGTGAGTCATTTAAGACAGATGGAAATGAGTTGTATTTTTACACTAAACTACAAATTAATGACGTAGACCAAACAGACTTGTTTGTTGGTCTTGCAGTAACTGATACCACGCTTCTAGGAGGCGTAGCTAATGCTATATACTTTGAAAGTGTAGACGGTTCTGCAAGTTTGTCAGCAGTAACAGAAAGTGGTTCAACAGAAACACAATCTGATTCAGTCGGCACACTAGCTGATGGTACAGATATAGAACTTGAATTTTATTACAATGGTTCTAATGTAGAATTTTTTGTTAATGGTTCATCTGTAGCTACCAGTAGTGCAAATATACCTTCAACAGAAATGAGAGTATCAGTGCATTTCCTAACAGGAGAAGCTACTGCTAATACTTGTACAATTGATGAAATCAGATGTATTCAAATAGGTAGATAATTATGGCTAAATTTGAAGGTAAATTTGGAAGTAACAGGGCTGGTACAAAGATTGAAGGCAATTTTGGTTCTAACAGAACTAAGAAAGCAAAAGCAACTTCTAGTCCTGAACCTAAAAAGCGTGGCAGACCTAAAAAAACTGAAGCAAAGGAAGGTAATTAATGGCTGGTAGTATAACAACAGTAACAACTAAAAAAAATAGCGTTCATAAATATCAAATGACTTGCACAAGTGATGCAAGTGGTGATGTTAACGTTGATGCTATTCCAATGGTACAAGGTGAGATAGTATCAGTACATTATTCACCAGGTGGTACAACACCAAGTGACAACTATGATGTTGTAATGAATGATAGTAATTCAGTTGATATACTAACTGGTACAGGGGCAAACCTTTCAAACAGTACGCATACTTATGTGGTTCCAGCATTAAGCACATACTTTCCAGTATTCATTGAAGAAGGAAGTTATGACTTGGTTGTTTCTAATTTAGGTAATGCAAAAGGTTGTATTGTTACAGTTTATGTAAGGTCTATGTAAATGGCCTGGAATGAATTGTTAGCAACATTAAAAGAAAACAGAGAGTTTTTGCAACAAGACGAAGAACAAAGAGTGGTTGCTTGTCCTAATTGTGGACAAGCACCACTAGATGAAAGAGATGGTATATTAAATTGTCCCATTGGGGATTACAGGAGTGACAAGGTATGAGATTAGATGGCAATAGTTATGGCAATCTTGCCACACTAAAAACAATGATGGATATAAGTGGTACTGGCAATGATACTGAATTATTACAATCACTAGAAATGGCATCAAGGTCAATTGATGCTTTTTGCAGAAGGCATTTTTATATTACATCTGAAACCAGGCAATTTAGGGGAAAGGGTAGCAGATTATTATTAAACACTGACTTACTATCCATAACTACTTTGACAACACTTAAAAGTGACAGGTCAACAGATAAAACATGGGCATCAACTGATTATGAGTTGTTTCCATTAGGTGATACTGTATATCCAAAAGAATGGATTGAATTAAGTGATGACACAACTGCTGGTTCTTTTGCAAGTGGCATAAGGCGTGGCGTACAGATAGCTGGAATGTTTGGATATGGTAATGGTAGTAGCACAACACCTTATCAGTCAGCCACAACAACTAATGATGGAAGTTTTAGTGCAAGTGATACTACATTTACTGCTACTGCAGGTGCTAACTTAAATATTGGTGAAACAATATTGATTGATAGTGAGCAAATGTATATTACAAGTATATCAAGTAATACTATAACTGTTCAAAGGGGCATGAATGGTACAACAGGGGCATCACATAGCACTGGAGCAACAGTATCTGTTTACAAATATCCACAAGCAATTGAAAATGCTTGTTATATGCAATCTGCCAGGACAAGTAAAAGATTCTTAACTGCTTATGCAACATCTATTGGCACACCTGAATTTAATCCATTTGACGTGCAAAACAATCTTGATGAAGATGTGCAAAGATTATTATTCCCATTCAGAAGACATAGGATATAATTATGTCATCACAATTAGGGGTAACAATACAAGGCGAAAGAGAATTAAATAAAAAACTTAGTAATTCTAAAAAGTTGCGTAAACCTATAGAAAAATATTTAGAAAGAGCATCAATAACATTGAAGAACTTTGCAAGAATATATTCACCAGTAAAAGCTAATCCATCAAAAAGTTATCCTGGTATTCCAGGACAATTAAGGGCAAGTTGGGATTCAACTTTGAAAACTTCCAGATATGATGCAGTTGCTAGAGTGTTTAATGTTGCAACTAATAAAGGAGTTTATTATGCAGTTCCTTTAGAACTTGGAGTTGATTTAACACCAAGCAGTTCAGACCCAAGAATTAGAATCCCATTCTTAGCACCAGCTTATGAAAAAATGCGTGAGCAATTAGGTAAATTGAATGGCAAATTAGATAAAGATATTATAAGAGAGTACAAGAAACCATGAGCCTAAAAGGAATAAGAGATGCAGTGGCAACAAGTATTGATAACATCTCAGGATTACGTGTGTACGATACAGTGCCTGATACTATTAGAGAGTTACCAGCTTGTTGGGTATTGCCAATTGGTGGTGCTTACAATGACACTATGGGTAATGGTATGACTCATGAATTTGAAGTAACTGTATTGATTGCCAGGGGTGGTAATCTTGACGAAGTTCAAGACACATTAGATGATTTAATTGAACCTACTGGAAGTGGCTCAATACCAGCTTATATAGATTCAGCAAGTTTAAGTACACATGGTTCGGATATATTAGTGACTGGTTACAGAGATTATGGTGGATTAGAATTTAATGGCACACCTTTTATAGGTGTAAAAATAGATTTTTTAGTAATGGTTGATTAAGGAAATATTATGACAGAAAAAAGAAAAAACAAACATTATGAAGTATTACAAGGCAGATTGGTTTTTAACTTTGGAAAGTTAAAAGTTACAGTTGGTGATGTTGTAGAGTTAGGGCAAGAAGATATAGATAATGGATATGATATTGATTCACTAGTAACAAATGGCTTTTTAAAAGAAGTTAGGAAACCACGCAAAAAGAAAGAAGAAAAAGTTGAAGATAATACTGAAGAAGAAACAGAAATTAAGGAAGGTGAATAATGGCTAGAATAAGTGGTAAGTCTACAGACATATATATTGATACATCACAGTTTGAAACATTTACAAATTCATTTACTTTTAATGTAAATTCTAATTTGCCTGATGTAACTACATTTGGTGATGAAGGTAGTACATTTGTGCAAGGCAATCCAAATGCAAATTTTACTTTAAATAGTTTTTTTAGTCCTACTGATAATGAATCAGATGAAATTATAAACAGTGCTTTAACTGGCACAAGTGAAGTTATGATTGCACCAAATGGTTTAACAATAGGCAATAATGCTTATGAAGTTAAAGCAAATTTGACAAGTGAAAGCATAGATAATCCAGTTGAAGGTGCAACTGCAATAAATACAAGTGCAACATCAACTGAAAGTATAAGAAGAAGTGCAATATTATATACACCAAGTTCAACTGCTTTGACAGGAACAGGTGCAGTGTCAAGTTCAAGAGTTGATACAGGTTCAGCATCTTCAATAGGTACATTAAGTGCTGGTAGCACTAAAACTGCAACTTTAAGAGTAACTGCAGTAAGTGGTAGTGGTACTGCAACAATTAAAATACAAGACTCATCATCAAGTGGTAGTGGGTATGGGGACTTCCTTGCATTTGCACAAATATCAGGTGTAGGGGTTCAGTCAGTTCAAACCACTGATGCGTGTGAACGCTATTTGCAAATTAATGTTACGCAATATAGTGGATTAACCAATTTCAACTGCATGGTATCAATGGGTGTTGAAGTAGGAACATATTAAATAGTTTATTAAAAATTTTATTAACAAAAAAAAGGAGTAAAAAATGGGAAGGCAAAGTGGTAAAAA